CCTTTGTATAACAACACAAACGAATTTCTCCGCAAAGAAATTGGTGACAAAGATTTGGTTAAATCTTTTGATACTTCGGAAGAAACACTCACCAACATTTGGAAAAGTAAGTATGCCAAACCTAGGATTCGGCAACTACAAAAGAAAAACCAGGTATCCTATGAATCTTTATTCTATGATGACCTGATTTATTTGTCCTGGGAAGAAACCAAGGCAAAATACCTACCACAAGTTGGTAGATAATTCAAGTATACCACAAATATGCTTGACAAGTGACATACATAAGTGTATGATGATGATTCTCTCGCAATGAGAGTTTTTTTAAATTATTAGGAGTCTATATTATGAGCAATCTATCCGCAAAAACCCGTATCCTTAACGCCTTGAAGCAAACTGAAGGTTACAATACTTTCACCGTTAAGTCTGCACAACGCCGTTTTGGTATTAAGAACGTTTCTGCACGTATTGATGAACTTCGTCAAGAAGGTCATTGCATCTACACAAACACAAAAACTGTTAACGGTAAGAAAATCAACGTTTATCGTCTTGGTACACCAACTAAAGCTTTGGTTCGCACCGCATTGGCAGCTGGCGCATCTTTGACTGCTTAATTGAGCCTTGGAACCCTTCGGGGTTCCTCTTTTTTTATTAACTTGGAGTTCACATGGAAATTTCAATCAAAACAGAAGAACTAAGAAAGTATAGTATCTTCGTTGCCACCCCAATGTACGGTGGTATGAACCACGGTCTATACATGAAAGCATGTTTGGACTTACAAGGACTCTGTATGCAATATGGCATTCAGGTCAAATTCTCATTCTTGTTCAATGAATCGTTAATCACACGTGCTCGCAACTATTTGGTTGACGAGTTTTTGCATCGTTCCGAATGCACCCACTTGTTGTTCATTGACTCAGATATTAACTTTAATCCACAAGATGTCATCGCAATGTTGGCCTTGGATAAAGATGTTATCGGTGGTCCATATCCTAAGAAAGCAATCAAATGGCGTTCTGCTGTTAGAGCATTGCAAAAGAATCCAAATCTTGATCCTGCTCAACTTGAAAAAGTTGTTGGTGACTTTGTGTTCAATCCAGTTAAGGGTACAGCACAATTTAATGTAACAGAACCTCTAGACGTATTAGAAATTGGTACTGGTTTCATGATGGTCAAACGTGAAGTCTTCTCTAAGATGGAAGAACAATATCCAATGATTCGTTACAAGCCAGACCACGTTGGTCAGGCACACTTTGATGGTTCACGTTACATTCACGCATTCTTTGATACCGTGATTGATACAAAAGATTCCATTACTGGTGGCGGTTCAGACCGTTACTTGTCAGAAGATTATATGTTCTGTCAAATGTGGCGCAAGATGGGTGGACAAATATTCTTGTGTCCATGGATGCGTACTGCACACATTGGTACCTATCACTTCCACGGTGACATGCCAGCAGTAGCAAACTTTGTTGGAGAAATGTAATGACTGATACTGGATATCGCAACAGTGATGATGAAACACCAATCAATGTTCCGGTTGCTGTGTCCACTCAGGTCCAAGAACCTGGTCGCAAATTTGATGGTGGTAAACTAGAATATGGTTTACTGCCACCATTTGCACTAGAAGAAACCGTAAAGGTTCTTACCTTTGGTGCACAAAAATACGAACGTGACAACTGGCAAAAAGTTCCAGATTCTAAACGTAGGTATTTTGATGCACTTCAAAGGCATGTTTGGGCTTGGAAACGTGGCGAACAAGATGATCCAGAATCTGGTATTCATCACTTGGCACATGCTATGTGCTGCTTGATGTTTCTTTATGAACATGATATAATCTATTCTAAGGAAACTTTACATAATGAGGAAAACAAATGAAACTATCAGCTGATACACTTACCGTATTGAAGAACTTCTCTACGATTAACCAAAACCTTGAATTCAAACAAGGTAATAAATTGACAACCATCTCGGCAGGTAAATCTGTCTTGGCACAAGCTCTATTGAAAGATGAATTTCCACAAGACTTTTGTGTGTATGATTTGAACCAATTCTTGTTGGTTCACTCTATGTTCAAAGGTGATGTTGAACTTGAGTTTGATGCTTCAAATGTTACCTTTAAAGGTGGCCGTAGCAAGACCAAGTATCGTATGGCGTCAAAAGACACCATCGTGGTTCCACCAGAAAAAGAAATTAAGTTGAATGACATTGATTATTCTTTCACCTTGTCTGATGCTGATTATGCAGAAATTATGCGTTCTGCCGCAATCCTATCATCACCAAACATTGCATTGAAGTCTGATGGTGAGACTGTTGACCTTGTTGCATATGACGCCAAGGATGATTCACAACACACCAGTTCTATCAAGGTTGGTGATGGTAATGGCAAATCTTTCAATCTTGTTTTCAAGACTGAAAACTTGAAGATGATTCAAGGTACATACGATGTTGAAATCTCATTCAGAGGTTTGGCTAACTTCAAAAACACTAAAGAAGAAATTCAATACTGGATTGCAATCGAATCTAAAGAAAGTACCTTCTAAATATGACTAACCAAGTTCAAACATTATACGGCACTTTTGATGAGAAACAACTTAGGTCTCTCAAAGGTTACATTGAAGAAATTGTGGTGTGCATGTCACGTGCAAAATCAACATCACAATCTATGGCGGACATGGTAAGTCTTGCCCATGACGAATTAAAAATCCCTAAAAAGATTATCAAACGCATGGCTAAGGTTCAATACAACCAGTCTCTGCAAGAAGAAGTTGCAGAATTTAAAGAGTTTGAAGCTCTGTTAGAAAGCATTAAAGATGTTAAGTAAACTATTTGGTCTATTCAAGTCTAAAACTGTAGAAAAACAACCAGAACCACCTTTGGTTCAATTGGGTCCTGAAAAAACAGAAACTACTATTGAATATGAATTGATTGAAACACCAACAACTCAACAACTTGAAGATGCTTTCAAGGAAGAAGAATTGGTTGGTAATCCAATTCCTATGCCAGGAACTATTGGTGTTGCAACCATTCAATTCAGTGAAGAACCAAAGTATGAAAAAGACAATGGTCCTTTGACTGAAGAACAAAAAGAAATGATTATTGAAACCTTTCCGGAATCAGTAAATCCACTTCCTACTCCAAAGAAACGTGCACCACGTAAGACTGCCGCAAAGAAAGTCACTAAAAATGGAAAAAGCAACTCGTAGGTCTTTTGCAAAAACATTAGGCCTTGCTGGCCTACTTGTTGCTGGTGTTGAAGGTTACAAGGAAGTGAAAGAACGTATTGTCTATAAACAAGACGAGATTCCTTCTGAAGAACTACAAAAACAGATTGATACCAAACCTGTGTTGCAACTACGAGCAACATATGGTACACCAAAACCTGTAACACCGTGGAGTCAATACACCATTGTTGGTTTTGGTAAAGAATATGTTGAAGGTACCAGAAAAGAAGTGCAGGTCGATATTGTTCCTGGTCCTGACGGAAAATTGTATGTCAAAGAGCTTGACAAGTGGCGCAAGATTTGATACACTACAAGAATTGAGGTAATCGTATCTCAACCCCCAAGGAATATTAATTTATTCCATTTTTTAATCTAAAGGAGAACTTTATGAAATTTAATGAAGCCGCTGGCAAACTTGCCACGTTGGAATACCGTGTTTACAACTTGCAGGAGTTGGTTGATATTGTTAAGAAAATTGACAATTTCAAAGAGAAAACACTTGATAAATTGCAACCTGCACCAACATACAAAAACTACACCAATCTGGTTAGATTATCGGATTTGAAAGTTGACTGCCGTTATCAGCGTAAGATGCGGTTGCAACACTTGGTTAAAAAGTTAGTCAAACAAAATGGATTTATTGCAGAAGCCGCAGGTCACATTGACGTAGCACAACGTCATAATGTCAAAGGTGAAGAATTGTTTGTTTGGGATGGTTTTCGCCGTGCCTTGATGGCAGCACTTGCAGGTTTAGAATATCTTCCAGCATCAATCTATACACATCCAACTTCTAAGAGCATCAAAGAATGTGTTGCATATGAAGCGAAAATGTTTAAGATTCGGAATGCAGATAGTGAAAAAATGAAACCTGAAGAAATCTTCCGTTCACAGGTTGTTTATGATGATGCTGAAGCTATTAAGTTCTTAAACTTTTTGAAAGAGTGCTGTGTTGATGTTGAAGGTTTAAACCCTGGAAATCCTGAATTGGGTGGTTTCGTTCAAGTACATTCTTCATGGAATAATGGATGGGTTACTGAAGATAACTTAATTCTAAGTTCAAGCATTATCCAAAAAACTTGGAATGATAGTCCAAGTCTTTCTGGTTATTTGTTGTGTGGATTGGGATTGTTTTTAGACGTGAATGAGTACTTAGACAATTCATATGAAATTGAAGAAGTGATTGATAGTTTCGCTGAATATATCAATCTTATCCCACCAAATAAACAAGAATCTTTGATTAAGAATCGTTTGTCTGGTTTAGCAAATCAATCTATTGCATATTCAATTGCATCTAAAGTTATGAAGATGAACAGAAAACATCTTAATGATTTTGTTAGCAACTTGAATCTAGCAAAAGAAGATGTGGAAGTTTTGAACTCCTTATCTTGACAGTGACACAGAGGAGTAGTAAAATACTCCTCTTTTTTTATATTATGAGGTTATTGAATGTCGAATCATATGTTGTGGGTAGAAAAGTATCGTCCTAAAACGATTGAAGATTGTATCCTTCCCGATAGCCTGAAAACAACTTTTCAGGAATATGTTAATAGAAAAGAGATTCCCAATCTCTTATTGTCTGGTTCTGCCGGTGTTGGTAAAACCACAGTTGCAAAGGCTTTGTGTGAAGAAGTCGGTTGTGACTATATCGTAATCAACGGTTCTGATGAGAACGGTGTTGATACTATCCGTGTTAAGATTAAAAACTATGCATCGTCCGTTTCTTTGATGGGTGGTCGTAAGGTTATCATTCTTGATGAGGCAGACTATCTTACACCTAACGCACAAGCGATCCTACGTGCATCCATTGAAGAATTTTCTAACAATTGTTCGTTCATATTCACCTGTAACTTTAAGAATCGGATTATTGATCCTATTCACTCTCGTTGCACTTGCATTGACTTCAAGTTGAATGGTTCTAAAGCCAAGATGGCAACCGCTTTCTTCAAACGTGTTGAAGGTATTCTTACACAAGAAAACATCACATATGAAAAGGATGTGGTTGCTGCCATCATCACCAAACACTTTCCGGACAATCGCCGTATTTTGAATGAACTTCAACGATATGGTGTTTCTGGTAGTATTGACAAGGGTATCCTTGGTTCTGTTGCTGATGTTCAACTGGCTGACCTTATTAAGTCGTTGAAATCTAAAGATTTTGCTGGTGCTCGTAAATGGGTTGCAAACAATTCTGACCAAGATTCTTCTGTTTTATTCAGAAAGATATATGACATAATGAATGATTGTATGAAACCACAATCTATTCCACAAACAGTCTTGACAATATCCAAATATCAATATCAAGCAGCATTTTCCGCAGATAAAGAAATAAATTTTATGGCATTTTTAGTAGAATTAATGGTTGATGTTGAATGGAAATAATGGATCATTATTATAAAAATAACGATCCTTATAAATAAATTTATTATCAACAAAAAAATACTTAAAATGACACCCGAAAGAAAAATCATAGTGGACAGGTATCGTAAAAACAACCAACAACGGTTGAAAGAACGATATAAAAGAACTGCCGAGAAAAAAAATAAATGGTTGTGGTCAAATATTGTGTGTAAATGTTCAGTATGTGGTGAGACTGACGATTGTTGTATGCAATTTCATCATAAAAATCCAGAAAATAAGGTATCAGAAGTGGCTACCTTATTCAAAAGAGTAAATACAGACATGACAAAAACTGTTGATGAAATTATGAAGTGTGTTTTGGTTTGTGCAAATTGTCACTTTAAAATACATGCTGGAAAAATAAATTCCGAAACCTTAAATTTGATCCAGGTCGATAGAGAAAAAATGATAAATTCTTGGGATGGAAAAGGATGTTCCGTGGAAAAATCAAGAATTGGTAATAACCAATATAGTAAAAAGTATGGAGAAAATTGATGCCTGATTTATTCAAAGAAATTATACCATCTATCCTTCAAACCAAGAAGAATGTGTTTGAAAACGAAGAAGATTATAAAGATTATGTTCCTTTTGTTGTGAACCGATCCTTATCTTTCCATCAAGATTGCATATTGTATGTGAATGAATTGAACATGCACAGTCAATTA